TTGCACTACTTGGAACGAATGTAAGTCCATTGCAGAAAGTTCAGTTACTAAACTACGATAAACTTATTATTTCCCTTGACAAGGACGCAAGTAAGAAGGCAATCATGCTATTACGCAAGTTGGAAGCGTTCGTACCGACCACTGTTCGTTTCCTTGAAGAAGATGCAAAGTGGTTGGGTGAAGAAGAGCTGAGGGGTATCTTTCATGAAAGCGAGAGGAATAGTCATCATTGACTACGATCTCCCCGGGGGCTTCATTGAAGCTGCTGAAGAGCAGAAGAAGCTACAAGACATGGTGTCTGAGTTAGTTCGTGGTAACCCACGGGTGAAGTACCATGAGGTAGATATCAGGGAACGTCGTGGAGATCAGAAGCCTGACTTAAAAAAAATGAAAATACGGATTAGCTGAAGAGAGAGGAAGAGCCGGCATATACTATTACTAGAATCATGTCTAAGCTTAAGCCCTTGATCTAGAACGACTTCATTAGCACAAACACTCCGTACTCATTTAGAAAGCCCTAGCGTTTTGCTGGGGCTTTTTGTTTGAATCACTCGTGCTTGTGTTAGTGTCATAGCTGGTGTACAGTTGGGCACTCCTTAATCACGCACTGAGCACTAGCAAATGGATAACCAGCTACTCAAAGCATTACTACACAATGACTTTTACCTTTCCAACAAATCGAATCTCTCCCGCCAACTCTTCGAGGATGAGCATCAAGATCTCTACGACGTTATCGTAGAAGCCCAAGAGAAGTTCGCTCACGACCTCAACACCTATGAGCTCCATGCGCTCTGGTTGAAGTCCAACCCCGTAGCCACACGATCTGAGAAGGATGCCATCCGTGCCATCATTGAAGAGCTGGATGACACTCCAGACATGTCTGATGATGTCGCTACTGACGTTCTCCGTGATCTATGGAAACGTTTCATTGGGCAGAAGATTGCTAACCTCGGCATTGAAATCACTGAGGGCAATGACACTGCAATGGAGCGCTTGGATAAGCTCTTAGAGCGTACCAAGGATGGCTTCCTACCCGATGACTTTGGTGAGCCTACAACAACAGACATTGAAGAGCTGTTGGCTTTCACCAGTGATGATGCCCGTTGGCAATTCAATATCGAAACACTCTCCCGTCAGGTCTACGGCATTGGCCCCGGGGAGTTCGGTGTAGTCTTTGCTCTCCCTGAAACAGGTAAGTCTGCCTTCGTAGTCAGTGTCTGTGCTGGCCCGGGTGGTTTCTGTGAACAGGGTGCCAAGGTGCTCTACCTCGGTAACGAAGAGAAGACCTCCCGTACAATGCTCCGTGCTATGCAGGCATGGTCTGGCATGACCAAGGAAGCAATCATCAAAGACCCACGCTCTGCCCGTAATAAGTTCAAGGCTATTGAAGATCGTCTGATCATGAATGACGTACAGGATTGGGATCTAACTAAGATAGAAGCCTATATCTCCGTACAAAAGCCTGACGTCCTGATCATTGACCAAGGCGATAAGGTACACATCTCAGGCAACTACAGTGCCTCCCACGAACGTCTTCGTGAGTTGTACCGCTCCCTGCGTGAAGTAGCGAAGCGATACAACTGTGCTCTGCTCACTGTCTCTCAGGCCAGTGCAGATGCGAAAGGACGCACTCGTCTCTCTCCATTCGACATGGAGGGCTCCAAGATTGGTAAGGCTGCAGAGACTGATCTGATCATCGGTATCGGTAAGCATGAGGCTGGCGACGTAGACGACAGTGAGCCTGATACCACCCGCTATCTAACCGTATCTAAAAACAAACTATCCGGTTGGCATGGCACCATCATCTGCAACATCCAGCCAGAGATCTCAAGATACGTCGCTTAGGGGGAGCGCATATGAAAGTAATCATCATTGACCTAGAAACCACGGTACAAAACCATGAAGGCACTAAAGACAACAGTCCGTACAATCCTAAGAACCGCATTGTTTCTGCTCACTGGCAGATCATCAATGACGGAGAAGCAAGTGAAGTCTTCAACCGAGTCTTCCACCACAACGAGAAAGCTCATCCAGACTCCACGGAGGATCTAGTTGAAGCACTAGAGACGTCTGACGTACTGGTAGCACACAATGCTAAGTTTGATGTCTCCTACCTGCTAGAAGCAGGGCTCCCCATCCCTTCCACCGTATGGTGTACGATGGTTGGGGAGTACATTCTTGCTAAGGCACAGCGCAAGGGTCTCTCCCTGAAAGAAACTGCCCAGCGCTATGACGTTACCCGCAAGAAGTCTGAGCTCGTAGATGAGTTGTTCCGTAGTGGCATAGGCTTTGAGGCCATGCCCTTGGACACTGTCATTGAGTATGCTGAGGCTGACGTCATCTCCTGTGCTGAGATCTATCAAGTCCAGCAGTCACTACTGGAAGACCCACACTACGATAGCCTTACTCCCGTATTCACACTGATGAATGAGATGCTGCTCTTCCTTGTAGAGATTGAGCGCAATGGTATCCGTATCGATATGGAGACCTTGCTGGAGGTAGAGCAAGACTTCTTGCAAGAGAAGGCAGACATTGAGCAGCGCCTTAAAGAGATTGTTCGCTCAGTCATGGGCGACACCCCAATCAATCTAAACTCCGGGGCAGACATGACCAAGGTGGTCTACTCCCGTGTCATCCTGAACCGGGACTACCACAAGCGTGTATTCAACATTGGGACTGACCATCGTGGTAAGCCTCTGCCCCCGGCACGAATGACACCACAGCAATTCGCTAACACCGTACGCAAGAGTACTCGCCGTGTCATGAAGACGGTGGCCTATCACTGTGATAGCTGTAAGGGCACGGGTAAGATCCGAAAGCTGAAGAAGGACGGCTCCCCGTACAAGAATGCTACTAAGTGCCCGAGCTGTGACGGCAATGGCTACGTCTACATGGATACGGGTCAGGTAGCCGGCTTAAAGCTGATCCCTGAAGGGCCACAGGATGCCAGCATCAATGGCTTCAAGACAGACAAGGTCACCATCAAAAGATTGATTGCTCAGGCAGAGCGTAAGGATAATCTGGAGGCTATCGACTTCCTGACTAAACTCTCCCGTCTGAATGCCATCAACACCTACCTTGATTCCTTCGTGAAGAATATTAAGCAATGGACACGAGGGGATGGTGTACTGCATGCCAACTTCAATCAGACCACAACCCGGACAGGTCGTCTGAGCTCCTCTAACCCCAACTTCCAGAACCAGCCGAAGGGTGGGAAATTCCCGATCCGGAAGTGTGTCGTATCCCGCTTTGATGGGGGTGAGATCCTAGAAGCTGACTTCTCTGGTCTGGAATTCAGGGTGGCCGGAGAGCTCTCCCGAGACCCTCAAATCATCGATGACATCCTATCTGGGAAAGACGTCCACAAGCAAACGGCCTCTATCATCTCTCAGAAGCCCGTAGAGACGATTTCTAAGGAGGAGAGGCAGTCGGCTAAGGCCTACACATTTGCGCCTCTCTACGGCGGTATGGGGGCGTCTGAGCCACCCCACGTTCAGACCTATTTCAAGGAGTATTTCAACATCTACCGGGGGCTGGCCCGCTGGCATAAGACCCTCATGGATGGAGTGCTTCGGAATGGCATTGTTCAGATCCCGTCTGGGCGTCAGTTTTATTTCCCCGGAGCTAAGCGCCTCCGTAGTGGGCGGATCACGAATGCTACGGCTGTCGTGAATTACCCGGTACAGTCTTTTGCTACGGCAGACATTGTCCCGCTGAGCTGTATCCGTGCCCTCCAGTTTTTCCGTGAAAATAGGCTAAAATCTAAGCTGATCCTAACCGTGCATGACTCCATCGTCGTGGATGTATTCCCCGGGGAGAAAACGGATGTCGTGAACGGGCTGACTTGGGCCATGAGAGGTGTGTCAGAGGAGCTGAAGGCTCGCTTTGATTACACTGCAGTACTTCCCCTCGATATTGAAATGGAGGCTGGCAGCAATTGGATGGAAACCTCTGCTGTCACCGTACCAAAGGAGCTACCGAAATGTCTGAAACAATGAAGGGTGCATTTGATAGTGGATTGATCAGTACCCTAGATCCACCGGATCGATTTGATCTGGAGCAGGAGATCTTTAAGTGCTGGCAGGTCGTAGATGACATAGAGCTGATCTATTCAGCCTCTGATAGCATCGATGCCAACTCAATGCAGAATGTCCTGCTGGGTGTAGCGGCTCTCTATGAGCTCAAGTTCAATAAGCTGTTCCAGACCTACGAACATCTTCTTCAAAAGGGGTACGCTAACAATGGACTATGATGACTTGTTCATGCTCGCCATGATGGGTGTCATTTTCATCACATCGATGATGGTGGTGCACACAATGCTTAAGCTTTTATCTGCATGATTTCTAGACGCACTAGCGATTGACTTAGTGTCATAGCTAGTGTACTTTTTAACCTCCAACAAAGGAGATACTTATGGGCGATTTAGCCACTGTTGATCAGGCACAAGTTAATCAGCTTGCTGCCATTCTGGGCGCATCACAAGAACAATCTGGTGGTGGTGCTTCTTCTAACCGCTTACCGATCCTGAAGATTTCTTCAGATGAGGATGCACAGGGCCGTGAGATTAAACCCGGTCAATTCTACGTACACGGTACGGGTCAGGAACCGATCTACGCTAAGAGCGTGAAGATCCGCCCGCTGAGCCAACTCTTTCAGTACCTTCAGTGGGACGCAAAAGAGAATAAGGTAGCCAATAAGACCCTGATGATCCCGGACTTCAAACAAGAGCCTCGTGATATGAAGGGAACCCTGCGCTGTGGTAAGCCTACTTCTAAGGTCTACCGTGAGATGGATGAAGCTGAGCAGAAGAAGTATAGTGATATCACATGCTTCCGTCAGATCCGTGCATTGGTAACTCTCGAAGGTACTACGGCTGACGGTGAGAAGGGCAGCATTGAAAATATGCCTGTCATCATCATGGCTAAGGGTGCCAACTTCAACGGCTTTGAAGATGAGTACGTGAAGGCTCTACCGCAAGGTAAGAACTTGTTTGACTATTGGTCTGAAGTGACTGCTGAGAAGAAGCGTAAGGGTACGGTAAATTACTACGTATGGCACTACCTGCCCCTGCTCTCTGATGCTGTACCGCTGGATCAGACTACCTTCGATACCATGATCCATATGGCGAAGATGATCGAAGAAGAGAACAAGATGATCGACAACGCTTATCAGAAAGCAATGCGTGAACGATACATCGATGAAGATGCAATCGAAGCTCTTGAAGCTGACCTAGAAGCCGATCTCGAAGACGCTGCGTAACCTCCTCCCAGCGATGGCTTGGGGGGCCTTAGTGCCCCCCCTTTTTAACACAGATGCGTAGACGGAATAGCTCATGTCATTATCAGTCCTTGAATTGCAGATTCGCAGAACCCTTGATCAATTGTCCAATGGGGAAGCAGTCGAATTTAACGATCAGTGGATTGAAGATGCAGGAGAGATGTTCAAGGATGCCTTGCGTAAGCAGCTCTCTGGACGTGAGAATGAATTCCGTCTGCGTATGTCCAACATCGGTCGCCCCCTGTGCCAACTCCAGATGGAGAAGGCGGGGGCTGAACGGTCACGGATGCCCTACAATCATATTCTGAGAATGATGCTAGGTGATGCCGTAGAGTGCATCATGGAAGTCATCCTCCGTGTGAGTGGGGCGAACATTACGGGCGGTAAGTCACGGGCTGAATTCAATATTGCAGGTACCACCATCAACGGTGAAGACGATATTGAGATTGATGACAAAGTCTACGACACTAAGTCTGCCTCCCCGTGGGCCTACGATAACAAGTGGTCTGAGGGGTGGCAGGGTCTGATCAAGGATGATGCCTTTGGCTACACCGCTCAGCTCCTAGGCTACGCTAAGGGCTTAGGTAAACAGCCCGGTGGCTGGATTGTAGTGAACAAGAGCACGGGTGAAGTCCGTGTTGTAGAAGCTAACCCCTCCCAGTCTGAGGTGGATAGCATCACTGCTAATGTCACCAACACCATTAATAAGATTACAAGCGATGCTCCGTTTGAGCGCTGTTATGAGCCTGTCGATGAGTACTTCCGTGGTAAGCCCACAGGGAATAAGCGTCTAGGCTCTAACTGCTCCTTCTGCTCTTACGTTGCAGAGTG